AGCGGAAACAATCTTGTTAAAGTAAACTCACAGTCATATCCACACAGTCTCGGACTATGGTACAGTTCAATGACACAGCGTTTAGGATATGTTGCAAACAAAGAAGAGTTTATGGTTAGTCAGTTAGCAAAGAAAGGTGATCCGTATAGATTTAGAGATTTGATTATGCGAGACTTTTTTGAAGTTGAACACGATCCTCTTTGTAAAATTAAGTTTAAAGAAAATTGCCACCGTGGGTTGAATTGGTGGGCACCAGCAATCAAGGAAGATGATTATTTTGATTTAGCGGCCGCAGTACAATATGTATTTGAAGATCTTGTATTACGTTTAACAACAAGCATGGCGTTTAATATGCCAAGTAAAAATCTTGTTGTTACAGGAGGCTGTGCATTAAACAAAGACGCAATGGACAAAGTAAAACCAAATTGGAACGCAATGTGGATTCCTCCAAATCCAGGTGATCCGGGATCATGTATTGGTGCAGTCCTTGCTTCGGAAAAGAAACATATTGACTTTGACTCTAAAGTATGGTATAATAGTAACTGGAAATAAGGATTTTAAATGGCTCAACAAAATAGAGATTATGGTTATGATGTACAGAAAGTATATCTTGAAATGATGTTAAGCGATGCACAATCTTTTGTGCGTTGTCAAACTATCTTTGACCATACACTATTTGATAGAAAACTACAAGATGCCGCAGAGTTTATTAATGATTATGTTAGTGAACACAATGCATTGCCTACAGAAGAAATGGTTAATGCAACTTGTAAAACAGATTTAAAAACTCCAGAAGGACTACGTGAAGAACACTATGATTGGTTGCTTAAAGAGTTTGAAACATTTACAAGACACAAAGGACTTGAAAGAGCAATTCTTGAAAGTGCTAACTTACTTGAAGAAGGCAACTATGGTCCAGTAGAAGATAAAATTAAAAATGCTGTACAAGTTGGATTGCAAAAAGACATTGGTACAGATTACTTTGCTGACCCTAAAGGCAGACTTATGGGTCTTAAAGATAACAACGGACAAGTAAGCACAGGTTGGAAAACACTTGATAAGAAATTGTTTGGTGGATTCAACAGAGGTGAACTTAATATTTTTGCAGGCGGTTCAGGTGCAGGTAAATCGTTGTTCCTTGCAAACTTAGGTGTTAACTGGGCAGTGGAAGGAATGAATGTAATTTATCTTTCTTTTGAATTGAGTGAAGCACTTGTTGCAATGCGTATTGATAGTATGATGACTGATATTCCAACAAAAGAGATTTTCAAAGATCTTGATGGTGTTGAAATGAAAGTTAAACTAATGGGCAAGAAGTCAGGTGCATTTCAAATCAAATATATGCCAAGTGGTAAAAATGCAAACGACATTAGAAGTTATGTAAAAGAATATGAAATTAAAACAGGACGTAAAGTAGATGTATTGTTGATTGACTACTTAGACTTGATGATGCCAATGAGTAGAAAAGTATCGCCAAGTGATTTGTTTATTAAAGATAAATTTGTGTCTGAAGAACTACGTAACTTGGCTATGGAATCAGGCACAGTGTTTGTTACAGCATCGCAGTTGAACAGAGGTGCAGTTGAAGAAATTGAATTTGATCACTCGCACATTAGTGGTGGCTTGAGTAAGATTCAAACAGCAGATAACGTGATTGGTATCTTTACAAGTAGAGCAATGCGTGAGCGTGGACGTTATCAAATACAGTTGATGAAGACACGTTCATCAAGTGGTGTTGGTTCTAAGATTGATTTAGAATTTGATATTGACAGTTTGCGTATTAGAGATCTTGACGATGATGACGATAACAGTTATGCATCAGCACCAGTAGGTGGTAGTACTATTATGAACTCGTTGAAAAGAACAACGACAACAGAAGATGCACAAACTGAAGAACCAGATCCGGAACAAGGTGCACCTATTAAAAAGGTTAGAGCAGAAACAGATTCAACTAAGTTAAGAGAGTTCTTAGGTAATCTTGGCAATGAATAATATTCAAATTATTGACGATGTATTTCCAGATTGGTTACTAACTACTATTCAAAATAGTATTAGCAATCTAAAGCAGTGGGAGTATGGCAGGGTAAAGAGTGCATACGAAGATGAGTATGAAAACTATTACAACTGTGTGCTTTGGCACAAGAACTATCCTGAAATGGAAGATCCACTAAAAGGTTTATCAAACGTAATGGCAAGTTGTTTTGCACTTGAACTATTACCCAACGGACCAAAACAACTTGAGGTACTAAGACTAAATGGTACAACACCAGCAAGTAAACAATACCCACATCGAGATTGCGATATGATCGCAGATGACACAGAACGATTGAAGAGTATTGTATGGTGGCCCTTTGGCAGTGACGGAGACCTCCGTTTCTGGGAACAGCAAGTTGACATAGTCAATCCTTCACAGGTCGTGGAGTACAAACCCAATCGTGCTGTGATATTTGATTCAAGCATTCCGCATGCCGGCAATCCACCCTCTGATTGGCCCATGCGTGTTAGCATCAACAGTGTTTGGAAATTAACCTAAAAACAAAAATATTAAACATCGTGGGTAAAAATGCCACCCTGCGACAGGAGCCTTAAATGTATGAAAATCACCCCTAAATGGCTCTTATTTGTCTCTTTAATAGAAATATGGTATATTGTATAGCGAAAGGGTATTTTACACGACTAACGGTGTTTTAACCGCTTTTAACACGCCTATTAACTGCGTAGTTTAAATATGTTTATGCAAGACTTTATTAGAGTTTGGAACAACGTACTATCGCCAGAATACTGCCAGGAAGTAATTGATTACTATCATCAGCAAGAAGGTACACGTATCCTTACAAGACAAACAGCAAACGAAAGTGCTCCTAAAATGAACAAGGACGGATCAATGCTGTATGACGAAGGAGAAACGGGTACGTTTGCTCTTAGCATGAACAAACTACTGCAACCATATTATCATGCAATGCAGGACTGTGTAAATGATTACATATCAGAATTTGGTATATTTGAAAACGTAAATCCAATCCAAATATCACATTCAATTAAAATACAGCACACACGACCAAGCGAAGGTTATCATATATGGCACTGTGAACACGCAAGTAGAGACACAGGTCAACGTGCTATACTTGCTATGGCATATTTGAATACAGTTGATGAAGGTGGAGAAACAGAGTTCTTGTATCAATCACGTAGGATTCCAGCCACCCAAGGTAGCATTATGTTTTGTCCTGCGGGTTATACACATACCCACAGAGGCAATCCTCCACTAAGTGGTGACAAGTATGCTATCACCACTTGGTTGGAGTTTACCCACTGATTACCAATTATTAGTAGATTTAGTAGACTGATGTCCTAAGATTTTATCTTTGTTAGGACCATGCTTTACTACATATCCAGAAGTACCATTGGCATTTACTTCAACCTCTTGACGAGCCTTCCATAATTCCATTTCTTTCTTTTTACGTAGTTGTTGCTCAGAATATTGCTTGAGCATAAATGAGTGTCTATCCATGTCACCCTCCTTTTTAAAGTTAGGTGCGTTCCTTCGACATAGTGTCTACTTCCAAGCGTATTGCTCGAACGTATTAGTATTTAGCATAGCAGGTATGTGTTTTGAGTATATTACCCTTGTTTAATCTGTAATTTTAAATTTCAAATTCTCGTGGTCTGGGTATGTTACGGCAATCTGTCCTTCTGGACATTCGTAGTCTATATACGCAACTAAAGTAGCAATTCCAGTAGCAACCTTGTGTTGGTGGTCATCAGCAATTTGCATCTTATATGCAAAGGTGTCTATTTTATCACTTGCTGGACCCATAAACTTGCCAATACTGCTTGTTGCAGGATGGACTATATTATCACTGTCTTTTACTGTAAGAGTAAAGTCTGTTACAGTGCAATCATCTCTGTGCTTTTCTCTTGCTACTGTTACTTTGAATTCACTACTGACTGGACCATCACTTATTTCAAAGTGTTCTGGTGCCCAAGTAAGAATGTCCTTGCTTTCAAGTTTATCCCACAAAGTATAGCCGCCACCTATCAGTGCAAATGTTGCTGTTACAACACCTATACCTTTTGTGATATTTTCTATATCAAAACTGAACATTTCATACTCCTATGACTTTCTATTATATGAGTATTTATCGAGTTATGGACTTAGATTGTTAAGTTGACTTTGATAGTCTTTTTCGTGTAGGATACCTTCGCCAAACACACCAATAAACTGTGTGCCTGCTGATCCTTTGACTTGGAACTCAATGTCTGTGCATTCATCATACACAAACGGTATCTGTCTGTCAACGATCATCTGCTCAAGAAACTCTGTTTCTGCAACACGAAGTATAACACCTGTCTTGAGTCTTGCCACGTTGCGGAATTGTAATGTTCTATTGTTCAGTGCGGCTGAGGCACAGAACGCTGATATTCGAAGAAGTGCAAACTGATAGCCTCTGGGCACGGTGTAGATACTTGCTTGACTCTTGCCTGTGCCTGCGGCAATACGAGCATAGGTCTCAGTGTTGCCTGCGTTGGTCAGGTCGACATTGTTGTCTGGGTCGCCATATGCACCGCCTGGTGTAGCAACTGTAACCAAATCATTTATTCTTAGGTATTGATTCTGTGTGGTCTGTGTTACAGGCGTTGCTGTGAGTTCAATAG